ATGGTGACCATGAACGGGCGCGCCCCCTCCCATCTGTCCTTAGTGTCTGCCCCAGTCGCTCGACTGAATACTGGGGGAGCACAATTGAATTCGTTGCCGGGTGGGCACTATGGCTACGGGGTATCACATCTCGACGAGCACTGCCGGTGGATGTTGCGGGCGGGCCGTGCGGCACGCACTATCAAGGTCCGGCGAATGCACATGCAGTACTTGACCGACTTCCTCGGCCGAGACCCTGTTGACGTCACCGAACGCGAGCTTGAGGCATGGCAGGATTCCCTACCGCTTGAGCAACTTCGGTACAAGACCGCGATGGTGCGGCCGTACTACGTGTATCTGCACGCGCGTGGGCTTCGCCCGGAAAACCCTGCTGCACTGTTGGTTTCGCCTCGAAAGAAGCGTGGATTACCCCGGCCCATCGCTTTTGAGGCGATGCAGCGCGCCATCCTTTACGCGCCATCGCCGCGGATACAGGCGTGGCTCATATTGGCGGCTTATGCGGGGCTGCGTGCCGAGGAGATTGCCTATCTGGCGATCGAGTACTTCGAGCCGTCGCCAGGCGGGGGCGTCTTCATCCGATTGACACACACCAAGGGCGACTATCCGCGCGTCACAGCGTTACCGGCTTGGGCGTGGGAGATGATCAAGCCCGCGTTGCAAACCGAGGGGCTGTGCTTTCGTCGGGAGCGTGGAACAGGACCGGTTACGGCGCAACAGGTTTCTCAGCAGTGCAACGATTGGCTGCACAAGTCAGGCACGCGTTCAACGTTGCACACGCTGCGCCATTGGGCCGGGACCGAAGGTATCGAAAACGAGGACGTGCGCGTGGTCCAGGAGTTCCTTGGGCACACCAGCCCCGCGACCACGGCCATCTACACGCAGGTTCAGCCGAAACGCATAGCGCGCATGGTCGAGCAGTTCCGCCGACTCGATGAGCTGCCCGCATAACTTCTGGTCGCGCACGTCGGCCTGATCACAGCTCGGCTTCGGTTCCCCTTGTCGCCGATTTCGCGATGGTCCTACGTTTACCGTCTGTCGCATGTCTGCTCGCCGGTCGCCATGGATGAATGAACGCGCCCAGTTTCTCGTCAGGTATCTCGCCGAACAGCACGGCATCTGCATTACCGAGGGCATCGCCCGCGAGGACATATCTACGCAGGTCGATCGTGTCGCTGCGCGAATGAGAATCGGCCGCCAGGCCGCGAAGTATTACGTCACGGAGGACTACCTACGCAAGTTCGGCGATCACATTGCCAAGGCGATTCGCGAGACGCAAGCCGCAGATCCGCGCCGCGGTTTGCGTGTCGTGTCGGACCAGACGACGATGCCCCGAAGCCCGGGGGGTTAGCTTTCCTCGTCAGCTGCGGGCGAGAGGCTTATCGAACATGACCGTGACCGTGAGTCCGAGCACCAGCGCTGCCAGAGTCGCGCCGACCCACGGCCGCCAGTCAAAAAGCAATTGGAGGCCATGGAACCCGACGGTCAGCGCGGCAAAAACGGCCAACGTCAGTACTGTGAAACCGATGATGCTGGCGCGGAACTTGAACGTGCTCATGAGTAGACCGTAATCCATCAGACCCCCTGCTCCGGGCACGAATGCTGGCAGGTTCCGGAAGGTGACGAACTACTGACCCTGGGGAGCGGCGCTGAGTCACCGCTGTTGTTGACAGATTGCCACCGGCCGAACGCTGTTGTTGCCCCCATGTAGAACTATGCCTGTAGTCTGCCCCGTAACCAGAACGGGCTAGGGGCAAGGGGCGGGGCGTGACTGATCAGATCAAGATCGACTTCGACGCGTTCTCGCGGCTGTCTCCGCAAGTCAACGGCGTCGTCAAGCGGGTGGTAACTGACCATGACAGCGCGGGTGTGCTGGGCCGCGCCAATGTGCCCGCTGATGGCCAGTCGCCGTCGTTTCTCGCCGCGCAACGCATGACGACCGAGGCGCTGCCCAAGATCTTGGGTGTGATCGGTAACCGCATGACCGAGGTCTCCGACACCGCGACCAGGGCGGTTCGCGTGTTGCAGGTGCTCGATGAGCAGGGACTCATGGGGGTAGCGACTTCTGCGCCTACCCTGTTGCCGCCCCCGCCTGCGAAGGCATAGCCCGACGCGATGACCCCGACCCGCAAGCAGATCGACGCTGCCAAGCCTGAGGCCACGATCGAGATGGCGCGGCACTGGATCTGGACCGCTGCACAGATGGAAACCGCCGCCGACGACTACGTGGGCTATCTGACCAAGCCTGGTGGGCAGAGCTGGGACGGCCAAACTGCCGAAGCCACACAACACCGAGGCGGCGACGACCGGCGAGCCATCATCAACATGGCCGACGACATCACCAAGGCAGGGAACGACACCATCAACGCCGTGGCCGAGTCCGTAATGCCCGCCCTCAAAAACGTGCGACAGCTCATCGAGAACACCGAGAAACTCGGCGGGTTTACCGTCCGCGACGACCTATCGGTCACCTACGAACCACCAGCGGGCACCAGTGAGGAACGCGCACAACAGTGCCGCGACGCCTGCGCCCGCTTCTCCGAGCAGATCAAGGACGCCGCCAATCAATGGTGGGCCGCAGAACAGCATGCGGGCGAGTTGATCGACCGCGCGGTCGCCGCGTTGCCGGCCAACTTCAACCCGCTGGCGGGCGGCGGTGTGCCCGTGGGTGGTCTGACCCAAGCACTCGGACTGCTAGCCGCAAATGACGGCAGGGTGTTGCCACCCAAGGAGAACCAAGAGAACGCATTCCGCCAGCTGTTCGGCCGCGCGCCGACGACACCATCGGACTGGGCCACCGCCTCGATGCTGGATCCGAAGTCGTACAACCCGAAGAATGCCGGGGTACCCCCCGAGGTGCGTGTCGCCAAGATCGAGCCGGTGCCAGGACAGGGGGTAGTGCGGGCCAACTGGTTTATCCCGTCAGACGAGGTGCTATATCCGAGTGAGCGCAAGGGGGTAGGTCACAACTTTGGCGACAACCGTGGCTTCAACCCGAACTTCTCACCGGAAGACGCTCGAGTATCGGCGATCGTGGACTACGAAAACGGTGTCGTCGTACTACGGCAGAATCCATCCGTGGAAACGGACACCGGCAAGGCAATGCCCGGTAATCCCTGGGCAAGCGTGTCGCAGGACACCAACGGGGCCGTCAAGCTGTACTACAACACCGCCGATCCGTGGGCGCCGTTCGGCGAACTGCCTTCCAAGCTCGCGAACTACTCAGTGAACGGGAACGTGGTGGTGCAGCCTGGCGCGGCAGGGCCTTCGGTAGGCGGGCAGATGACCAGCTTCCCGGCATTTGAGGCATATCACGACACACCCTCGGGTGGTACTTCACAGCTCGCGCAGGTGTGGCCACCGGGGCGCGCGGATCAGTGGGGGCCGATGACGGGACTGCCCTTTATGCAGCACGTTGGAGATCAGGGGATACTTCACTCTATGGACGGCGCGCGCATGACCGAGCTCATGCCGCCGGAATCTCGTGTGCCGACCGTCCTCCCGGCAGCGCCCCCGCCTCCGCAGGCGCCCATTCCACGCACCGAGATTGGCAAGTGATGAAAGACGAAGTGAAGCGATACGGCAAATTCGTACTGATAGCAGCCGGATTGCTTTGCATTGCTTACTATTTCGTGTTTCTTGTAGCCATTCCGTTCTCTGCATCAGGTCAGTCGATTGGCGATCGCGGGCTCCTCGCCCTGATGCTCTTGTGGATGACGCCGCTGACCCTCGCTGGTGATTGGTACCTGACGTTGCCCGTGATACTCGTGACCGGCGCCGTGCTCATGTACGGATGGCCGAAGGTGCCCGCGCGGGTAACCAGTTGGCGTCCGAGGGGACTCTGGCAATACGCCGCCGCCTTTCCGTTTGTCGCCTATGGGATGGTCAGCGGCGCGCTGCTGCTGATCCTGCTCGTTGTGTCGATCCCCGCCAGCTGCGCATCGGGTCCGCCCCGGTAGCTACCTCATATTTCGGAGCGAAACCGGAAACGTCGCAGCTCGACCGGGTTAAGACAATTCTCTACGCAACGACGAAAAGCGCCCCCGTGCTCAAACCTCGGGGGGGTGAGGTGAGCGCGGGGGCAGTGGAAAGCCTAACTGAGATTAGTGCGGTCGTCGCTGGATCATTTGTCGTGTCTGCTTGTCGGCCTCGGCGCGTTCGGTGCGTTCGGTGCGCATCTCTTCACGGAGTCCGCCGATATCGCGGCGCACCTCCTTGCGGACCTCCTGAAGCTCGTTGGCCTGTTGGTTCTGGCGCATCTCGATGCGAGTGATGCCGCTGAGCACCTTGTCAATGTCGACGCGCATGTTCGATTCGTGGTCGTTCTCGGTCTGCTCGCGGATAGCTTTCACGTCGTTCTTGACTTCGGTCATCTTGCTGCCGAGGTTTCGGTGCCGGCGAGTGGCGAAGTACAGCGGCACCGCGGCAACGCCGATCGGACCGAGTACGACGAGCAGTGTCGCCAGGAGCTCGATAGGGGTGTCGATCCCAGCGACGTTCACTCGGCCGAACCGCCGGGACCACCGCCGCGGATGTCCTGCGCCAGTTTGAGGCCACCGAGGCCGGTTCCGATCAGGCCCGCCCCGGAGACGATCCATTGCAGCGCGTCATCAGCTGTCAGCTTGCCGAGGGCCACCAGGGCGACCGTTCCGGCGAACACGGTTAGGAACATGACCGCGTAGACGATCAGGCGGGTGGTGTCGTTCTGCGGCACGGGGTTGGGCATGGTGATCCTCTCGGGGGGTGGCATAAATTCCGGTATGTTTTCGGCTATTTCGTCCACTACCGCCGTCATACTGCGGTTTTGGGTGGACTACATCGGACTATGGCAACTTCCAAGCCGTCCAGGCCGGGGGGCCCGAATTCCAGTGATCAACGGTGCCGGGAACGGTGAATACGGTTGCGTTGGGGACTTTCTCGGTGATGATTTGCGCGGCGCAGTCCACGGCGGTCAGTCCGCGCCAGAATGTCTCGGGCTGGTCGTGGTAGTGAAAGTGCGCGTTGGTGGAGACGAATTTTAGTGCGGCGGCGATTGTTTGGATGATCTGCGGCAGTAACGCGAACAGTTTCATCACGTCGAGGATCTGGCCGCCGACCTGGTTTGTCGGGCCGGTGGTGACCAGGTTGGCCACTGCGGACAGTGCCCCGGCTCCCGGCAGCGATGAGGCCAACAGTCCGAGCAACTGTCGACCCACCGTCGACATGAACAGGTTGAACAGGTACGCCGCGAAGTCGAGCGAGATTTCCATGCGGGTGAGGATCTGGTACAGCCACGGAAGCAGGCCCACGGCGTTGGGGTACATGTCGCCTTCGTGGGTGAACTGGTAGGTGATTCCCGCCGCCCAGTCCGGGCCGAACACACCGGCAATCCCCATGCCGCCCGGGTCGTTGCCGAGCAGCGTGGGCCCACCGCGGCGCGATGGGCCACCGAATCCGATGATCAGCTTGATTTCGTCGCGCCGGTCTTGCGGCCATTGCAGCAGTGCGGTGTTCACCACGTCGTCGCCCATGCTGTAGCCCATCCACACCTTCGGCACGCCGACCATGGGCAGCGCCAGACGTAGCAGCTCGGCGCTGCCCTCGGCGCGTGCGTCGACGTAGGAGTGGGTGGGGTCGCCCATCAGGAATGCATCGGTGGAGAACCCGACGCCCTGCTGCACAAACCGCTTCTCTTTCGCCTTGGGTGCGACGAGCACGACACCGAGCCGGGTTTTGCAGTCGTAGGTGAGCACGCCGGGCTTGTCGTTGAACTTCGCGTCTTCGGTGGCGGCAAGGTATTCCTGCATGTTGCGCAGCGCCCGATCGGTGGCGACGTCAAAGATCCCGGACTCGATCACCCCGGCCTCGTGGGCGCGACTGTTGGTGGCGTACGCGAATAGCAGCCGGTGTTGCAGCTTGCGGATCTCATCGGTCGGGCCCATCAACGGATCGGCCAATTGCGGCTGTTGCCAGGCCATCATGCGTCCTTCCCGAGCGGTGCGAAGCCGTCGATACCGAGTTGCTTGCCGATGACCGCGACGGCGTTGACGAGGGTGCGGTCGCCGAGCTGGGGCCATTCGATACGCAGCTGGTCCCATGTCTCTTTGGGGTAGTCGGGCGTGATCGTGCCCGGTGCCGGGTCGATGGGCGGGTGCTCGCCGGGGAACACGAACCCGTCCATGTCCTTGCGGACCTCACCGCGCAGCCAGTCCATGTCCATGTTTCCGGGATCCCACTTGCCTTGGGCGGCACCGGCGTATTCCTTGTGGCCGATGACATGCGACTCGGGCAGTTCGAGCTTCACTGCGAGGGCAGCGCATGTATCACGCAAGGCGATAATCTGCGCGTCGGGCCACTGTTCGTTGCCGTCGTGGGCGCACTCGATGCCGATCAGATGCCAGTTGCCGTTGTTGGTGGGCAGCCAGGGGTAGGAGCCCTGTCCGGCGTGCCAGCAGACGCCGACAGCAACGATCGTCACGGTGCCGTCGGTGGCGATGTGAATACTGGACAGCGGGCCCGGGAGATCGGGGCGGCCGTCGCGGATGGATTCCGCGGTGGCGTTGCGGTTTCCGGTGTGGTGCACCATGACGCCGCGGATGTCTTTAAAGTCGCCGTGTCCGCGGTCCTGCCAGCCGTCCAACGTTTTGAGTCGGTCGCCGAGCGCGGGGCGTAGAACATCTTCGATCCAGACGGGATCGCCGGTCCAGGTCACGGTGGTTCCTCCTGTGGTTGGCCAGTATTTGTCCAGGTATGGGGTCACGGTGGCGATGCGTGATTTGATTTCGGTGAGGTAGGCGCGGCGGCCTTGGTCGTACCAGTACTGCGCGCTGGGCCAGTTCGGGGCCTGCTGTAGCCAGCAGATGTTCAGCCAGATATCGCCATGGCCCGGTGAGGTGCGTTTCTCGTCGAGCTTGTCGAAGAACGCCTTGATCTGTGCAGCGGCTCCGTCGAACCGATTATCGTAGCTCTCGTCCTGTTGTGCGACACCGTAAGTGGTGCCGGTGGGGTCCCACACGGTCTCTTTCCATCGCGACTCCTGGTAGAGCGCCGACATTTCGGCAAGGCATTCGTCGCGGGTGTGGCCGCGCGCCTTGGCTTCGGCGACGATGAGTTGAGCCACCTGGGCTTCGGTGGTCACTTGCGGCCGCCGAGTCGCCTAAGGAGGTCGAAGAATTCGTCGATCTGACCGAGCACGGTGCCCGCCAGCTTCTCGGGGTGGTCAAGGTCGCCGATGGGATGCACGGTGGTGATGAACGGCTTGAGCAGTTCGTCCAGCAGTCCTCCGGGCAGGTTGGGCACTTCGGCGAGTAAGCGCGCCCTGAGCCGGTCATAGAACCGGTCGGCGATGTAGTTGATTAGCGAATCAGCGGGTTTGCGTAGCCATTTCACCATCCGTACTTCCCTTCAATGCGTGGGTCGAATTCCTGTGCGTAGGACGAGATCCGGTGGTTCAGCTCCCAGCCGAGCCGGAACGCCACGAGTGCGACGACCGTGTAGAACGGCACGTACTTGATCAGTTGAGTGAGCATCATGTCGCCAGTGGTGCGAGGGTGAGGGTGTCGGTGTTGATGCGGATGATGTCCCCGCTGGCTCCCGACTTTGTGGCGGTCGCTTGCGACGACCACAGAAAGTTGCCCGCTGTCGGGTGGTCCCAGAAAGACACGCCAGCAATGGTTTCCGTGCCGCCGAGTGTGTGCTCGGGGGTGTTTGACTGCGCGATCGACCCGGATGCGGCCGCGTTGAATGCGCACGCGTAGCGGGTCGCTACCGATGACGCGTTGGCTGTACCGTTCGCGCCGGGGTCGCCGGTGTGCATCTTGGCGTACACGGTTGCCGGTGGTGTGTAGGCGACGTTGCGGCAGATGTGATCGAGCAGTTTGTTCGCCAGGTACGACGAAATTCCCCAGGCCATAATGGGTTTCCCTTCTATTGGTAGGACCGGATGTGTGCGCGGCCGATGCCGCCGATACGTCCCGGTTTGGCGCTTCCGAAGATCCCGCCAGAGCCGGGGCCGCCGCCGCCGCCGGGCGCGTTGCCGTTGGTGTTGGTGCCTGCCTGCGCACCGCCGCTGTAGGTCTGGCCGTTGAGGGTGGTGTTGCCCGCAGCCTCGCCGGGCTGTTTGAGTCCGTTGCCGGCGTAGGCGCCTTTACCCCCCGCCCCGCCGGGGCAGGTTGTGGTGGCACCGTTGATCAGGAATGTGGTGTCACCACCGGGGCCGCCGTCTTTCTCCTTGGCGCCCCCGGTTCCGGCCGCCCCGACCACTCCGGTCAGGGTCAACGCAGATCCGGGGATGTCGATGTTGCGGGCCACGGTGCGCGCGTTCCATGCGCCCTTGCGCCCGCCCTGGCCGGTGGTATTGAGCCCTCCGTCGCCGCCACCGCCGCCACCCCCGGCGCCACAGCCCACAGCGTCCATGTAGTCGCAGTTGCGCACGATGTTGTGGGTGAACACGCCCGCGGTGGTGTAGCTGGCCAGCGTGGGCAGCCCGCCCGGTGGATAGCCGAGCGTGCATGCGCGCGCCATGGTCACCGACAATGCGGCGTCGATCTTGGCAACCCGTTCGATCACCAAGGCCGAGGACATCGTCACGGTGCGGGTCAGAGTGACAGGCAGCAGCTTGTCGAAGCTGATCGAGCGCGGCGCCGTCAGGTTGCACGCCAAGTCGATCGGGGCAACCCGAGCCAGGCTGATGGTCCCGGTCATCTCGACGGCACTGGCGAGGTCGCACCCGATGACCTTGGCCAGGAATAGTGCCCGTTCCATCGTGACGGCCAGGGCGAGATCCTGTTGGAACGTGGCCTGTAGTTGCAGGTTTCGGGTGACCAGGATCGAGCGGTCGACGGCGAGCTGGTACACGGCCTGCAATGCGAGCGCGCGATTCAGGTGGATCGACTGAACCACGCCCATTGCCTGCATGGCGATCAGTTCCACCTCGCCGACGCACATAATCGCCAGCGATGCATCCAGGCCGATTACCGCGTGCCATCGGCCGTCTGGTGTCTTCGGTGGCGCGGCCGGATTGGGCGACCACTTACCGCCCGACGGCGCCGGTGGGGCGGTCGGGTTGGGGGACCAGGGCATCTAGGGCCCGGCGAACCCTATGCGCGAGACAACCTGCGCCTCTTCGGCATTGTCGGCGTCGCGAGTGCCGGTAATTTGCATCCAGGACGGGTTGGGTTTCCCGTCCGGGTCGAGCCCCCCGCGCTCTACCGTGAAAGTGATACCGGGGAGTTCGGGCATGGTGAATGTTGTAGCCATCTCTTACGCCTTTCGCTATGCGATTCTGCGGCCATCGAATGTGGCGATGCCGGATAGAGCCGTGATGCTGCGCGGCACAATGGTTTCCGAGCCTGTTGAGCCGTTGGACCGTAGGTCGTAGTCGACTGCGATAAATCCCGGCTGCACCACATCTCCAGCCACGAGCGGTATCTCAAACGGGCAACCTGACGGAATGGCGCCGGTGATACGGGTGCCGTTCTTGTACACCACCCAATAGGGCACGGACGTACCCTTGGCGGTGACCGATCGGTATGTCGTGCTCATCCGGTACAGGCCGGTAGTGGCAATCTCGATCCGGGCCGTGCCCAGGTCGTCGAGAGTGACATCGGTGGTGTAGTCGTTGAAGGTGAAGAAACCGGACGGGAATGCACCGGATGAGTAGGGTCCATAGGTGACATCGGCGGTGCTGTCGCGTCTGATGCTCCATGAGTTTGACATCGAGAATCCCGCTCCCGCAGAGGTGTAGTCGGACATCGCGAACGCGGCGACCCGGTAGGAGTCGTAGGTGAAAAAGGGGCTTGCCCGCTGCACGCTGAACATCGAATACCGGTACGCGGCACCGATACTGATGGTGTTGCTTGCGTCGGTCGCCGAGAGAATTTGTCGGCCGTTGACGCGCACAAAGTAGTTGTTTCCCGAGCAGCGGATCTCGATGCGCGCGCCCTGCTTGACCGCGGACAACCCGGTTTGCAGGGTCAGCGGCGTGTTGAATGACCAGCTGCTACCCGACCGTGTGAACTTGCCTATGCGGATCTCGCCCTCTTTGGCCAAGCAGTAGGCGCCCTGTGTGCGGCCGGAGTCGCATCGGATGTAGCCACCCGAGTAGTAGTTGCCGTTCTGGGTGTCGCCCAACACAAATGACGCCGACTGGCCATCGGTGGCGTAGGTGTAGTTCGGGCTGGCGAAGAAGTACCCGTCACCGTTGCCGTTCTTGACACCGGCATAGCCGGAGTCGCCCCGGATAGTGACATCGCCGGGGGTTGGGCCGGTGGTCCAGTCCGTCGAATTCAGCGCGGCGCCGTCCGCGCCCGAAAGGACAAAGCTGTAGCTGTTCCCGCCGCCCGTGTTCTGCTCGGTCTCCTGCTCCTGCAACGTGGTCTGCGCGGCAATGGCACTCTTGAGCGCGTCTTGCGACAGACCGAGCAGCGATAGTAGTGAAGTCTTGGCTTGGTCGATCTGATCGATGATGGTTCCCGTTGTGCCGGTGGCTGTTCCGTCCGCGCCCGTCTTGACACCGCTGAGCATGTTCCCGAGGTTGCTGACCAAATCGTTTACCCGGCTCATATCGAAATTGCCCGTAACATCACCGGCCGCCATGGTCCCGTTGCCAGCTAGCTTCTGAGTCTTGTTGTTGTTCAGGCCAAACCAGTCCTTGACGCCCTGCACTAGCGAGTTGATCGGCGTGACGATGTTGCCGTTGAGAATGTCAAGAATCTGGTTGATCACCGTCTGCATGATCGCAAGGCCAGAGACCTGCGCCTGCTGGATCAGGCCGATGATTTCCGAGGCAGTGATCTTGCCGTCGGAAGTGATCGCCTGGAGCCGGGCCTCGATTGTGGCAACCTCGGAATTGACTGACCCGCCAATGGCATCCACCATCTCGCGCAGATCCTTGACCAGCCCGAGGTCAAGCAGGTTCGACGCCCACGCTGACGCGTTGGAGAATCGGAACGTTCCGGCGGTCGCACCGCTGTCAAGGATGAGCAACTGGGACGCATACTTGACCCCTGCTGGCACGGGCCACTTATCGGCTACCGGAACCCACTGCCAGCCGTGATCTCCCGAGGGTTGCAGCGAGCCGCGAATGACATCGGCCAGCGGATTGCCCGCCGCGTCGAATGGTGTGAACCCGACCTTGACCGGGTTCGATCCGGCAGTCGCGCTCGCACCGGTCCACTGCGATGCGGCGCGCAACTCCAGGGTTTGGCCTTGGAACACCTCGAATGGCTCCGAGCGCATGACTTGCTGCGTGCCGTTGGCGGTCGCGCGAATTGAACCGCCCGAGATGAACCCGGGCATGACCGAATCCCACTGAAAGAACGGGTTGCCCTCGACGCTCCCGGCGGTTAGGAACTCGCCCGCGCCGTTGATCAAGTCCTGAATGATGTTGGCGATGCGGGAGATTGATAGCACGCCCGAGAACCCGAGCGCCTTGCCAGCGGCCTCCAGAATCGCATTCAACACCGCACCGGGATTGGTCAGGTCAATGCCCTGTAGCGCCTCGCGGATCGCTTCTAGCAAGTCCCATTTGCCGGTAAAGAAGTCGATGAGATCCTGCTCGACCGGATCGGGGAGGTTGAACAGGTCGCCGAGCCAGTGGACTAGGGCCTCGGCGAACTGCTGGTTAAGCGGTGTCCATCCGGGGCTCTGCTTAACGCGTTCCTTGAGTATCCCGACGATCGCAGGCTGCGTGCGCGCCAGCAGGTTGCCGACAGAGCCGTCGGTGCCAGTGACGCCGAATCGCTCTGCGGGGTTGAACCCCCCGGGCCCGCTTGGTGTTGTCACCTAGTTGTCCTTGACCGCCCAGCCGCCCAGCTGCACGCCGGTGCTCAGCAACGACGCCTCCCAGATTGCCGTCGGGTAGCGGTAACCGTTGCCATGCGGGATGACATGCGCCTCGTCGGTCCACTGGATGACCGGGGCGCTGAAATCAGATGACTTGTACGCCAGATACTTATCGGCAATCGGGTCATAGACGAAGGTGTAGCGATCGTTGTCGTGCAGCGTGTTGGCGACGCTCGCCTTGACGCCGTACGTGATCGGGCCGGTGCCGGTGACGATGCTGAGTCGGTTGTTCGATATGCCGGTTTCCATCTGGAACCCAACCCATGAGGTCATGTGCTGGTTTGAGCACACACCGACGGTCGTCTTGCCGGCGTTGACCAGTCCGAGGATGGTGGACACCTCGACCTTGACCGCATCGGTGGCGACCTGTCCGCGCCAGCGATATGCGGCCTTGTCGAACAGGATGAAATCGGCGGCAAGTCCGGGGGGCAAGCTCTGGGCCGCGTTGTCCCAGACCTTGAGCTTTCCCCACCCGCCCACACGCACCCAGTTCGGGTTTACACCGGCGGCAATGTCGGGTTGGTCGATGTAGGACAACGCGACCTCGGTCTTGCGCGGTGCGGCCAGCGGGCTCGGGTTGTCGTCGCGTACCACGCTGCCTCGGGAGAGGTTCCGGTCGATCGGGGGCCGCGGGCCGGACGCCGGCAGATGCGCGACCACGCGGTAGTAGGCGCCGTGTGGGATGTCGGTGTGGTCGTCGGGCTGGACGATGAAATCGATGCGCATCTCACTGATAGCCGATGGCGTCCAGGTGGCGAGCACGACGCCGGCCGGATCGGCGATGATGCACTCGGCGCTCGCCCCGGGGATGAACGTGGTTCCCGCCTCAGGGAAGAACGACGCGACCCACGTTTGGCCCTCGGACAGTACAAGGGTGTCGAGCCTGGTCTTTGCACCTAGCATGGTTCGTCCTCTCCGCGCTGCTTGGCCTCGGCGTTCTCGCGTGCCTTGGCGGTGTCGTGTCTGCCCTGCGTGCGTAGTTCGTTCACGGCGGTGTCGAGATCGACGGCGGTGCGCAGTGTCTCGGTGACCGTGGGCGCAAGTTCGGCGCGCAGCGCGGCTCGCTGCTCGTCGGTTTCGGCGTGGCGGATCCGCTCGGCGAGGTCCGGGTGGAACTGGTCAAGTGCGGCTGCGGCGGTCTCGGGATCGAGGTTCGCGGTGTGCCCGACGGCATGGGGCCCGAGCCAGCTCGGTTGTGGTGGCACGACGCGCGCAGTGGCGACCGCCTCGACGTACCGGAACCCCAGGTCTGCGATGCCCTCGGCTGCGGCACGACGCATCGGCGCGAGTAGGCCGATCGTCTCCTCGCCGCCGTTGCGGCCGGTCTTGAGTACTGCCAGCGCCTCGATGAGCTTGGCCACAGTGGTGTCGCGGTCCGCGACCTCGACGACGCGCTCGTGCAAGGGTTCTTCGGTCATGAGATGAGATGCACTCCAATGTTCTGAATCGTGGCCAGCATCTTTTTGAGGGTGCGGGCATTGCGTTCGCCTTGGCTCATGGCGGCCTTGTTGAGGCCGATGGTCACGTCCCACGTCATCGGTTGGCCGGCGCTGTTGTCGCTGGAGTTGACCATCTCCTCGACCTGATCGACGAACATCGCATCGATACCGATCTTGAGCAGCTCGGCATGTGTCGATGCGATCCGGTCGCCGGTGTCGAAGTGCAGACCCGGGATCACCCAGTGCGAGCCGTCGAGCTTGATCCGGTGACCGGTCTGCGCCTTGGTTGCCGTGAATGCGCCACGGATTGCTGCCTCGGCCGAGGCAGACCAGGCGTTGTTCTCGGCACCGGACTGGTACATCTCGAACAGGTGGACCCAGCCGAGTTGGCGTGTGCGGCCGATGTTCTTCCATTCGAGCCACGCGGCGATGGTGCCGACCAGGAACGGCATGATGACATCGGCGGCGATGTCGCCGGCCGAAGCGAAGCCGCCCAGCAAGAAGTAGCCGATCATGTTCCCAACGGACTCAATCACCAGGCGCGCGATGGCATCTGCGGTCGGGTTGTCACCGCCGACCACCACGGAGACCGGGCCCGCTGGCGACCATGACAGCTCAGAATCGAAGTCGTGCCATTGGTCGTCGTTGATGCATATCCAGGGGAATTCGGCGAGTGTGCCCAGGAATCCGTTCTGGTAGTAGGAATCCGGTGCCAGGGTCTCGTCGTCGGCGACAACGTTGAGGATGTCCTCGAAGTATCCGTCCGCATAGGTGATTGCCGTGCGTGCGAACCCGGCTGCGATCGTGCCGTCGAGGAACGTGCCGCCGAACAGGTGGAACCCGGAGCGGTCCTGTACCTCGAACACCAACGCGCCGTTGGCGACATTCGGAGTCATCAGTCCTTCGGCACGCTCGCCGCGGTCGGTCAGGATGCGCCGGTAGGTAATGACCATCTGCGCGTCGTCGAGGGCATCGGCGAACGTCACATCTGCGGCGTTCATCCGCGAAGCGATCGGGCCCCACAGACTCGAATCATCGATCAGGAACGGCGATGCCTTGACGTGACATTGCCATTGCGACCAATCGATTGTCGATGTCCACTGCGCGAGATCAAATGGGTCGTCCGGCAACGTAAACGGATGGCCCTGTATCCGGAAAAATTGGAACAGCATGGTCATGCTGATCGCCCATTTCAGGGGCGCATACAGGAAAAATTCTCGAGGAAATTGGAAAATCGGCAGGGGCAGAGCAGGATTCGGGGGTACGAGCAAATACTGGAGGTACTGTAAATCGTCGTTAAAGAAGATGACGAACGACAGAATGCCGCCTCGGCGCTCCAGCTTCCAATAGCGCAGCAACCCGGACCAGCGCCATTTGCCGTTGTACCGCGAGACTGTGATGACGACGTTCTTGAGCGCCTCGCGGTTGTTGGGCAGCGCCATCACGTACCGGGCGATCATGTGCTCAGTAGGCAGCGCCAGATAGCCTTGCGAGGAAACGTTTTTGCGGCACGGCCATGACTGTTTGATGACCGCCTGATCGGACACCCGCCCGAGGAAGTCCTGACCCGCCGAACCGTCGGGCTTGTTGATCCATAGCTCGATGTCGTTCTGCTGCATGCGATAGATGGCCTGCTCGGCGCGGACCTTCGCGACGTTGCGCTCAATGCGATCGAGCAGCGCTGTGCCGTCGATCATCGCGCCTGCTTGAACGGTCGAGACATCGGGCGCGAGTACCACTGCGGTATGGTCAGCCGGCAGTGCGCACCATCGGGGTTGGTGTTGTTCTTGAACCGCACGGTGGCCTTCTCATGCAGGCCAGCAGGCAGCGGGTAGCGCAGATCAAGCCCCTTCCAACGCCCTTGAACAAGGGTCGCTTTCTCGGAGATGAGCGTCTGTTGACGCGGATCCGAATCGGCCTCGATACCGCCGTCGCGGATGTCGATCGCCGGGATCGGGACGGTGCGCCCGTAGTCCTCATCGGGTCGGCCGAGCATGGGGGAACCCCACGAGCTGTCTGGGACTTCCCAGTCGGCGCCATCGGTGAGCGTCCACTTTCCCCAGTCGGGCACGTCGCCCTCATTGATGAAATCGAGCTCAAGCCATCCCGAGGGATTCTCCGAATGCCATTCCTGGACAACGGGCTTGCCGATATAGAACGGTAGTTCAGCTGAGAGTGTGAATTGCTCGCTACCGGCACCGGTCAGGAACGGGTCTCGGCCTTCCCATTGCATCGTTTGAAACGCAGTCGAATTCGACTCCTTGCGCACGTACTTGTCGCGCACACCGTCGGGCCCGGTGAATCGCAGGATCGTCTCCCCGTCGAAGTCGAATTCCCATCCGAACTCGGTCATGACGTTGGCCCACGTGTACTTGTCGCAGTGGTAGGAGATGAACGTCAGCGGGAAGGTGTGCTTTTTGAATCGGTAGTCCTGGTAGCGCTGCCCGAATGAGTTCGTGACCCAACGTGTTTCGACCGGAAGGTCGAATATCGGCATGCACTTGGGTGACAGGATGATGTGCCGTTGACCCCGGCCTGGGCCCATGACGCGCCATGGGGTCTTGCTGCGGCCGATGATGTCGAGCGTCAGATATTGCGACACACGTCTCCCTTACACATAGCTCGTAAGCGTCTGGGTTCGCTGCTGCTCGTGGAGCAGCTGTCGGTCCACGAAGTCGCGGGGGTCGTTGGTGGACACGTCGCCGAACATGGTCCGGGCATCGATCGGTCGGGCCGGTTGTGGTGGCGCCGAGAGCACCGGTGCGCCGTATGCGCCCGCCGTGGTGTTATCGCCCAGGTTGCCGACCAGGGCCGACGAGAACACGTTCGCCACGCCAGAGGCGGCCTTACCGCCAAGCGTTGCCATGCCCTTGGCGAGCACGCCGGCTGCCGCACCCCCTCCGCCGCCCATGCCGCCACCGGAGGACAGCGCGGCTGCGGCCAGATCGCCGATGACCGCTGCGCCTTCGGTGATGCCCTGCTTGAGTGCGGGCAGCGTGTGATCATCCGAGCTCGGGGCCGGTGCGACCGTGGGGCGGGTGGCTGCTGCCGGTGTTGGGCTCGGACCCGTGGGTACGGTCTGGGCTGGTGCCGGGACTGTTGGTGCGGGGGACGGGGGAGCGGCCGGCGTTGGGGTTGGTGCTGGTGCTGCTGCCGGGGTCGGTGCCATCGGCGATAGCGGTACTAGCGATCCGCCACTGATACCGCCCTGCATGCCGCTCATTCCTGGCTGCGGGGGATTGGGGATGATGGCCGCGGTACCGGCGTTCACCGACGCCATCGCGGCCGTGCCGTACTTGCTGGCGCTGGGCTCCTTGATCACCCACTCTTTGCGGGTCAGCATGGCCGGGTTGGTGTCGATCCCCGGCACACCGATCACCGGGCCACCAGCTGCGTAGCCGTGGCCCTGGTTGATGAAGTTCGGGACACCGGCGCCGCTCTGGCCGTACTTGGTGGCGACGTAATCGATCATGGCGTAGATCTGCGCCTCGCCGCTGTTGATCGAACCGCCAGTGATGTTGTGCGCGTTGAAAGTCGAGGTGAGGAACTGGCCAAGGCCGTAGACCTTCTGGCGACCGCCCTTGCCATCGGTGTCATTGCCGTTGTACGCCTGAGCATTTCCGCCGGACTCGAACTGAATCTGACCAATCATGGCGTCGGACCAGGCTGGAACGTTGGTGATGCCGTAACGCGGGCCCACCTCTTGCAGCGCCCTGGTCACGATGGGCCGCCAGCGCTCAGCACCGGTGCCCTTGGGTGCACGCGAACGTGCTGCGGCCGGGGTCACGGGCCACGGCCCGTACTGGCGGTTCGCCGCGACGCTCATGCCGTGCCGGTTGGTGTTCGGCGAGACCGCCGAGGTTCCGGCGCCGGCCAGCGATGTCGCGGTGCCGTCGCCAGACGCGCCCGAGCCGCCGAAGGGGCCGCTATCGCCCAGGTAGAACTGGCCGGCCTTTTGAATCGCCTGGTTGTACACATTGTTCGGCGACAGAATCGAGTTCTCGAGCCCGAATATGCCCAGCGCGCCAGACCAGAGAGCGGATCCGAACTTGCCCAGCGTATTGGCTGCGAATTTGCCTGCCCACTCGGCGGTTTGGCCGCCCCACGCCTCCAGTCCGGCCGGGTCCGAACCGACCTGCGCCAGGCCCCACAGTCCGGGCGTGATGCGCTGCCCGCCCGCGCTGCCGGCGGGGCCACCGCCGAGGCCGAGACCACCCAGGAATGAGTTCGCGAATGAGTCGCCCACACCGCCCGTCACCGAGCCTCCGGGGCCGGGTGCGGCACCGGGGGAGACCGGGTTGCCGTCGGTGTCGATGTACCCACCGCCGAGGAATGAGCGGCCCTGCGTGAGCGCCCATAGTGCCTCGTCGCCGATCGCAGCGCGGGCGGGTGCCGGTAGCACCCATTCGTCGTCGTGCAGCTCGGCTAGCCAGCCGCCGGTCGGGCCCGGGCCCTTGCCGGAAGGCGTGGGGCCACCGCTCTTGAGTCCCGGAATCGGATTGCCGCTGACATCGACGATGCGCCCGTTCTTGGCGGTGATACCGGGGATCCGCCCGGTGGCCGCCAGTTCGAGCATCTCGTTGTATTCCGGGGTTCCCGGCGCGGGCGGGGTGGCGCCGGTCTTGAATGGCGACCGCGCTAGCCGCTCCTCGAAGTTCTGGTTACCGCGCTTGGTCTGAGCCGCCTCGCCTGCGGTGGGGCCGCCAACCTGTGCCATGAACAGACCGGCCGCCAGCGGCACACCCAACGCCACGGCGGCAGTAGCACCCAGGCTCGGAGCACCCGCTGCGGCGGCAGTCGCCGCGCTGGTACCTGCGCTGCTCGCCGCCGCGCTGGCGGTGCCCAGCAATCCCGGGATGCTCTTAAGTAGGTTGGCAACGCTGGTCAGGCTCGTAACCAGCGATGTGACACCGGCGATGGTCTTCCAGGCGATGAAAGCGGTTGCCACCGCTTGAATGAGGCCGGGGTGCTCGCCGAGGTAGGTTGAGATCTTCCCCAGCGCGGGCAGAAGCACGTCGGACCATGACTTGGCCGCATCGTAGAGACCTTGGAATATCCCCGGCAGACCTTGCAGGACCGGGCCCCACTTTTCCAGCTGCTCGCGGCCCTCGGCAAAGAAGCGAGTCAACTTCTCTTGTCCCTGTGCGCTATTGAGGAATGTGGCGAGCTGGCCGGTGGCCCGCTCCAGCCATGCCAGGAAGCTACCCCCGCCGCCGGCGGCCTGGGTGATGGCGGTCAGTGACTTGCCCACGTTAAGCAGCGCGTTGCCGAAGTTGGACATGCCGGTGATGCCGTCGTTGATCCACTTGTCAAGGTCGCCGCGATCGGCTGCTGCGGTGATAAATCGATCGAATCGCTGTGCAGCTTGGTCGATCCCGTCGGCGAGCCGGGGCAGTGAGGAGGTGCCACCAGCGGTGAGCACGCCCAGCCCGTGCACGATCGGGTCGATGGCCTTGGTGAATCGCGATTGCGCGTTGGCAGTGTCGCCGAGGATGCGATCGAGCAGGCCACGCGAAGAGTCAGAGCCAAGTGTCTTGGTGAGCTGGCGTAGGTTCTGATTCCACGCCGTCGCGATGCCGCCCAGGCCGACCTTAAGTCGCGGTATCGCCTTGTCGGCCAGCGTGTTCATCTCCGCAGACATACCGTCGAACATGTTCTGCGCGACGAGGTTCTGCAGTTCCTTGAATGGCCCCTTGATGAGAGCAAACGTGGACTTGGTGACTTCCTGCGCTGCCGGGGCCAGGCCCTCCAGCGCCTTGGCGGCCGCCGCGATGTCTTTGGCCTTACCGGTCGTCTCGGCCTTGTCCATCAGCTTGAGCGTCTCGCCCATGCCCTTGAATCCAATGGCCGCGGTGCCCACTGACGATGCGACACCGGCGAAGATGCCGGGGAGCCCGATCGCTACCTGCGCGAGTTCTTGGGCGGCACCCGTCGCGGTGACTAGCCCTGTCGTGAGGGCGGGCAGGCTACCGAGGGCGAGCGCGCCCGCATTCCATTTGAGGGCAGACAGTTTCGCGCCCGCCGAGGCCAACCCCTGGATGCCTCGTGTGGCCCTGCTGATCGAGGCTTGATCGACGTTGACGCGTAGGTCAATCGCGTTGGCTTCCTCCTTGGCGCGGAACCGCGCCATATCGGCGGTGGCCTGCGCGAGGTTGGGGTGAACGTCGACGCCGATCTTGGAGCGGCGCTCTTCCTGCTCGCGCCAACGGGCTAGATCGGCCTGTGCCTGAGCAAGGTTGGGGGTGACCTGGACGGCGAGCTTGGCGTCGATCTTCTTGAGATCGGCATCCAGCTCACGACGGAAGTCGCGGGTGCTAGGCCGCACGTTGATCGAGGCATCACCCGCGGGGTAAACGGTCACCACACCTCCCATTCGTCGTGTTGCATGCGCTCCCAGCTGGCATGTGCCTCGGCGATCGTCTCGTCGAGATCTGCACGCACTAGTTCGGATTCGCGTTCGTTGATGAGGTCGCCCACCATCGCGGGGCGGGGCATGAAGCTCAGGTCACGCGCAGTGGCGCCACCGGCTTGCCCCCTGTGTGCGATCAGCTGATCGCACAGGTTGCGAAGCTCGCGGATGATGGGCGTGTACCCGTAATGCGGTTCGCTGGTGGACTGTTCGCGTAGTTCGCGAATCTGTTCGGTGTCCATCTCTTCGACCCGTCTGCGTAGCTCTGGGTCGGTGGCTGCGCGCGCCCAGCACCGGGTGCCCAGCTCCTGGCACATCGAGTCGAAGTGCTCGAGGAACTGGGGCCAGGTGCGGCCGGGGAGACCTAGAAAGTAGTCAAGTGCGTTGATTCCCAACACATGTTGGAAATCCCACTGAATCGCAGGCCAGTGCGCCTCGACTACGGTGACGATTCTTCCGGTGCGCTCGCGTCTTTTCCCGCGTCACTCTCCGATTCGGTGCCGTCAACCATGTTGTAGTCGCGCATCTCTGTGAGGAACTTGTCCCACGCGGCGGCATCGTCGGCGAACAGCGCCTTGCACGCGTCGTACTGCTCGCCGAGTAACGCACGCTCGATCTTCTCGCTGTAGTCAGTCGGTTCGGGCATGATGCCCTGTTCGTTGATGATCCTGGCGTCGAGCACGTTTCGCACCAACAGAAAGTAGGTGTTCTCGCGCCAGGCGTTGCGAGCCTCGATGCTCATGCGCGGGATCTTGATGTCGGCGGTCAGGACGTAGGGTTCGTTGCCTACTTCCTTCATGATCTCGTAGAAGCGGCCAACTTTGGTCCGTGTCGTCATGTGTTTCCCTCTTGGGTTGTGGTGGGTGGGACATGGAAAACCCCTGGCGCCCAGATCAATGGGCGCCAGGGGTTGACCGGGGGTACTGCTAGGCGACGACGGTGACGGTCACCGTGTCGGACTTGCCGTTGTAGGAGGCGGTGATGTCAGAGGTGCCGACCGCGACCGGGGTGACCTTGCCGGTGGCCGAGACAGTCGCCTTGGCGGTAGCGGACGAGACGTACGTCGAGGCCGCGGTGCGGTTGGCGCCGTTGTTGTCGTGCACCGCCAGCTGTGCTGTGGCGCTGGCCGCCAGCGACAGCGAGAGAGCGGCGGTAGGCGGCGTGATGTCGATCCATTCGACGGGAGGCGGCGCGAACCCGGTGTCCGTGACTGCGGACAGCGCCTTGAATCCCTCACCGAAGATGAAGAACTCGCCGAGGTTTTCGAGATCCTCGTCATCGGCGATGGTCTTGAGTGTGGGGTGCCACAGAAGGGTGTTCTTCTGGTCCCACTTCTGGTTGTCGACGTTGGACACCTGCACCATGTTCAGCACGTAGCCGAAGTAGATGGGCTTGGCCTGGTAGCTGTCCTTGCCCAGGATGATGGCTCGGTAGTCCTGATTCTCGGGAACCGTGGCGATCGGTGCGTGAATACCGCCGGTGACCGCCGTCGGCGTCACGGCCGAGTAGTCGGCACTGAACTGCAATTCCAATGCCTGGCGCCCGGTCTGGCGCATCTCGAAATCGAATTCGATCGACTGTCGGTCGATGATGATGCGGGTGGGCAGACCCTCACCGGCAGAATCGATGTCGTTCGACGAGACGTCGAACTTGACCCCGATGCTGGTGTCCTTGGCGAGGTATCCGACGCCAGCGATGCCAGTGGGAATCGCGGGCTTGTTGTCGGGGCCCTCGATGTTGCGCGTGAATGAGGCAACGCGATCCGCGCGGCCGACCAGGACGGCCATGTCGAGCGGGGCGAGCTGCAACGCCTTCTTGGCGCCCTTGAAAGCCTTGATGGATGCGGGAAGAACGGGAGTTGTCATGGGGATCAGTTCCTTTCGTGATCAGTCGCCGATATAGCGGCTGTAGTCGGGGGTTTGGAGAGCATTTGCGAAGGTGAACAGATATGTCGCGGGGATGATCCGTTCGTCGTACTCCATCCCCGGGACTTCCTCGGGGCCAGCGATTTCCACCACTTCGGTGATCGTCGCGATAATGTCGTCGTCGAGTTCGACCTCGGTCTGGTCATCCTTGATGCTGTCGCAGATGTCCCGTACGAACCCCGACAACAGCAAGGAGTCGGCGCGAGAGTCGGTAATCGCGGCCAGCTGCATTGCCGCCTGGTCGTGCCGGGGCGATACTGTGGCGCCGCCCCCGCGGGCAATGAACAGGATTCGCCCCGTCCAGCCGGTGCCTGCTTCGTCGTCGGGCAGCTGATTGACCACCTGGACGCCATCGGGCACCGCGGGGAACATCGGGGCGAACAGTGCCTTGATGGCGTCCTCAGCTGATGGCCAGCCCGGGACGACATACCAGTCGGGCAACCATGGCACGGTCATGAATTCCTCATCGATCGCAACACCTGCTTGAGATCCTTGGCAGCCCTGGCCTTGCGCTTGCGTACCGCCCGGCGGCGATGAGGTGAGCGCTCGACGTACTGCCCGGACTCGGTGCTTCGCGCCGCCTGCTGTCCGAACTCGTGCGAGGCGCCGTACTTGAGCCCTTCGCCGACGATGAGCTGGCCGACCCAACGGTCCTTCTTGTACCCGCCGATGGAGAGCTTGACTCGCGCCGAGGCGGCCAGGCGCCGTGAGCGCTTGGCCACGATGGCGCGATAGCGAGTGTTGGCGAACTCGGTCTTGAGCCGAACTATTCGGGCCATCTTGGGAGATACCAGGATCGCCGTGAGCGCGGGATTCGGTGAGGGGATGTTGATGTCATCCATGGGGCGCCGCCACCGTCCGAACGCGCAGCTTCTTGACCCCGAGGTTGTGTCCCGAGAGCGGATGGTCAACATCGCCCAGCGCCGGGGTGATAACCGAGTAGATCTCGCCGTTGGTCCGCTCGATGCGGTCACCTTGACGTACGTCCGCCCGCCGGGGGCAGAACATGTTTCGTTCGATGATTATGCGCCGGCCGCGCTGGTCGTCGTTGCTCACGACGCTCTGCGCGCGAGCGAACGCGACGGCCTTGATTGGCACGGGGGCCGAGGCGGTGTCCGTCTCACCGCTGCGCGCGACGCGGGTTCGCTGCACCGTCTCGCCGCGGCGGATCCGAATCCGCATCAGTAGTTGACCGCCCAGGGTGCACCCGGGACTGTCCCAAGGTTCTGGTTGTCGTAGGGGTTGTTTGGCACGCGCCCATTGCCGATCTTGATCCCGAACGCTTTTGGCCCCGATGATGGCTCCTTAGCCAGCAGCCCCAGGGCCCAGTCATCGAGCGCAAGGCCACCAAAACGCTGGCTGCCGAAGTTCTGCGTTACCGAGATGTCTTCCATGGACTCGGTGACCTGCGTGGCACCCCCGGAAGCGGTCTGGCTCATCTTGCGCGAGACCAGCTCCAGGGATACCAGCTTAGGCAGACCCGGATCGATCGGCGGTTCGCGCCGGTCGATGTCCTTGAACTCGCTGCGGATGAGCAGCGCCGCGAACCCGAGCAGCATTGTGGCCGTTGCCTGTTCGGTGGCATCGAATTCCTCGACCTGCATGTACGTCGCCACCTCGGCGTACGTCGCGTAGGGGCCGGGGCTCGGGTCCGCGGGCTGGGTCACGCTGTTGCGCCACCCTTGCCGGTGTCGGCCGCCTTGGGGTCCGCGGGCTTGCCGGTGTCGTCGGCGTTCGGGTCCGCGCCCTGGTTGCCCTCGGCCGAACCCTTGCCCTGGTCGGGGTCTTCGGGCTTGGCCTTGGCGTCGTCGACAAGCTTGATGTCGTCGATCTTCTTGAGCCGGCCGATGACCTTGGCCTCGTCGGTCACGAACTCGAAGACAACGGGGTCGCTGCCCTCGACGCGAGTGAACACCGCCCAGGGGTCGGTGCCATCCTCGGAGAACTGATACCCCTTGGGGGCGTGGAAGGTTGCCATCAGCTCAGGTCTCCGATCAGGCCGTGGTAGACCTCGGGGCCGTATTCGAGGCCGATCTCGAAGTAGATGTCCCACTTCTTGGATGCGCCGGTACGCCCCAGCGGCTCGATCTTCATCATCGAGCCGTCGTCGAGGCGCAGGAACCGGGGCCGCAACACGCTCAGATCGTTGATCAGGATCTTGTCCTGCGGCATGTACCGAGATGCCTTGAGGCCGAACACGCCCGAATCGGTGACCAGGGTGTCCACTGCGACACCGCCGACATTGCGGGTCATGGTGGGCTGGTTCAGGTTCGGGGTCGCGTACAGGTCCGAAAGCTTGATCTTGGTCTTCGGGTGCACCCAGAGCACGGTGGTCGCCTCGTGCAGCGGCGAGCCGTTGAGGTACATGTCCGAGAGCGCCTGGTCGATGATCGACTTGGACAGTGCCCGCGCGGTGCCGCCGTTAGCGAACACGTTGGTGGTGGGCACATTCAGGATGCCGCGTGTCTTGCGCGGCGTCGTGTTGTCGGCGGGCTTGGCGTAAACGCCTGCCTGGAAGGACATCTCGACATCGATGGCCATCTTCTTGAGCTTGAGGTTGAGCTGATGACTGAGCTCGTCCTGTACGGGGTTGAAGCCCTCGGCGGTGTTGATGCCTGCGAGCTGGCCGACCGCGGCAAGCTTGGTGTACGAGATTTCCACTGCCTCGTAGTGGATCTCGCACACGTTGCTGACATTGGTGCGCGACACTTCCGAGGCGGTGGGCGCGGGGGCGCCCTCGACCTTGGAGTTGTTCGCGGTGGAGGATTCCAGACCTTCGGTCTCCCACTCGAACTCGCGGGCGGTGACCGGGGTTCCGCCCGCCAGGCCGCCGATGGCGGTCAGCAGTGGGGTGTCCTGTGGGGCCACGTTGTACAGCAGTCCGGTGTAGTTGGGCAGGTTGAACGTAGTTCCCTGACCGGTGACAGTAGCCATGTGCTACTCCTTTCAGAATTGCGGCGGGGTCGCCGCTTGGTAGAGGTTCTGTGCGACAGCGTTAATCGCGCCCTTGATGTCGCCCGCCTGCTCGGCGAGCTTCTGGGTACTGGCTGCCGGTATTGACCCGCCCCCCTGCCCTTGCCCGGGGTTGGGCTTGCGTCCCGTTGCTGTCGCCTGGGCGATCAGATACGGGTCGGTCTGTGCGAGTGCATCGAGTTTCGACGCGATAGCGGTTTCGTCGATATCCCCACCCTCGGTGAGGCAACTGGATAGGTCGATAAGCTTGGCCGCTGTCTTGGGGTTGACGAACGCGCTACCGGCCCGGTCGGCATCCCGGTTCGATGCGAGCGCTTCGGCCTTGGCCTGCAGTGCGGTATCGAGGCGACTCTGAGCCGCCTTCTCTACGGCAGAGAGACGGTCGGTGAGTTCCTGCATGTCCTTGCGTGCGGTGTCCAGCTCGGTCGCCTCGGCGGCCACCTGGGGCGGCGGTGAGGTGAGTTTGGCTTGTAGCGCTTCGATCTCGGCGCGCTGAGATGCGATGGTGCCCTTGCTCTTGTCCTCGCTGGCCCGCAAGTTGTCGATGAGCTTGGCGGCCTTGTCGGGGTCGAAGTCGGCAGGGTTGCCGCCCCACGGTGGTGCCGGGGGCTGTTGCACAAGCGTCTGCGCGACTTGCGCGGCGCCGGCCGGATCTGTGGTCTGTGCGACTTCGGCGGCCGGCACCTGGGCGCCGGGCATGCTGTTGGGGGTCGGTGCATCGGGCATGGGAACGTCAGCCTCCTTGGGCTTTCGGGTGTTTCGGCGCTTGCCGATGGGTGGTTACGGCGTCAGTGGATGCCGTAGATCTGGCGCATTGCCGCCAGAACATCTTTGGTCTTTCCTGTTCCCGCATTCGCGGATGCTTTCGCGTACATCTCGTAGTAGCCGCCACGGTCGAAGGGCAGTTCTTCGGCGCCCCACACGGGAACGGCGATGCACTGGCACCAGTCGTGATACTTCTCGCCGACGGCGCGCTTGCCCCGTTGATCGCCGCGGGCATTGCCAACGACGCGCTCGGCCGACTGGGCGCTCTTGTATGACCGCCAATCAGAGTCGCGCGTTGCGAGCATGACGCAAAACGCGCACGGCTTGAGGCTCGCCGGAACCCGCACGTAATGCGTCGGATCTCCGCGTGGTGCCGCTGGTTTGGTCGGTGCGTGGGTGTACTTGGCGCCGTCCTCGGCGGCGGTCATGGCCACGGTCTGGCGCCCGCCGGAGGCAACCATGCGTTGCATCGAGTTCTGTAGGCGCTTGGTCACGATGTTCTCGACAACGTGCGCGCCCGTGATGTCCACCTGCTCCCCGGAACCGGGATCTGCGATGTCCGTGGACGAATCGGCCGCCAGGCTCACTGATCGCGCGGCCCCGGCTGAGATCTTGAACGCGTTGACCACCTTGGCATCGAGCCATTCGGGGTCCGGCGCGGGTGCGATGACTTTGGTCAGCTTGCCCTCGATGCCTGCGCGCCGACGCAAGTCGGCGTACATCTGCAGCGACCGCACCGACGATGACCGCCGGTACGCGGTAACGATGCTGGCGTAGATGGCACCAACCGCCGCGGTGATTCCCGGGCCACCCCAGCTCAGAGCGGCAAGCTGAGAACCCAGTTGCGCTGTCGCAGCGACGGCCAACGCTTCCTGCGCGGCCTGCCAGTGCTCGAGCTCAGGTTGTTGGCGCGATGGCATCTAGGCGCGCCCGGTTACTCTCGGCAGTCGCGGTCACGTCCTGTAAACGCGTGTCCTGCGCATTGCGGTTCAGCATGCCCGTGGTGGCGTCGATGAGCTCGCGGCCGTCGGCCTCTTCCCATTCCTGGCCAAGGTTGCGGGTCTCGATCGCGCTGTAGCCCTGGCGGCGCAACTCGGTCTCAGACCGCGGTGGAATGAGTTTGGCGCCGGCACGCTTGGAGGCGGCATCGGCATCTGCGCCCGGCGTCGGAATGCCCGTCGGTCCCCAGTTAGCTTCGGCGCGGCTCAGCTCGGCGCGGTCCTCACCCATAACCAGGTAGGTCCAACGTCCCACGCGGACCCAGCCGTTGCCATTGGCCGCCGCCTTGCGGTCAGTGCGCGCCTTGAGCCGGAAGTCAGAGGCCCGGATGGAGTCGCCAGAGACCGGGTTACCGGTGTTGATGATGCCCATGTTCTGCGGGTTGAGTCCGGTATACCCGGACATGAGCCGGGCCTCGCTGTCGACGATCTTGAGCAGTCCATCGGGGGACTGGCCCGCGATCACCTTGACATCGGGGACGTTCCCCTCTTCGTCGGGCTCGATGGCGGGCATGAAGTCGGCGTACGACTGCCAGATGGTCTTGTAGTCGCCGTTGCCGTCCTGAAATGCCTTCTCAGTGGCGCCCAGGAACATGATCTTCTGCTGAATGTGATACTCGCGCATCACTTCCACTTCGACCATGGTCCGCGACGCGCGGTTCATGCAGTTGCGCCAGGCCGGGGCGATCTCTGAGCGGCCCCAACGGTTCCCGGTCGACGGGGAATTCGGGAATGCCACAACCGAGCAGCCATACTTGGCCGTCTTCGGGTGCTCGTCGCGCTCAACCACTTCCCAACCGCTGTCGACACCCTGCACCATGTAGGTGGTGCGCTCGGGCATGTACAGCCCCGCGCGGATGCGTCCGTAATGCTCGCTGGTGGGGTCGGTGTCCTGGTATGTCTGCCAGCCGCAGGTGACGATGCCTGTGGCTCGGTTCACGTGAACTGCCATGTTCAGCGGAGATTCGCCGGTGATCAGCGGCTCGCCGTCGTCGTTGACGCCGATGACCACGAGCCCGTTGCCGTAGATCATCGAATCGTCGTGCACCATGGGGGATTCGGCGTCGATGTTGTTGGCCTGGAATCGCTGCAACAGTTCGTCGTCTACCTCGGATTTGCCGTTGAGGATGAACCCCTGCAGCGCGAGGCGTTCGGAGACTGCATTGACGGCGTCGCCGCCCCAGCCCATGATCGCGCGAAGGCTCTCCAGCTCAGGTGGCACCGAGATCCCCAGTGTGGGAACGGGTTGCGTGCCCTCGTAGTACTGCCAGTCGAGGGTGTACGCGCCGCGGCGCTGGAACAGCACAGTGGCGAGCCGCCATGCAACGTTTCTCTCGTCGTCACTGAGCTCGTTGGGCAGTGCCGTGGCCGGCAAATTGATGAGGGGAGCTGTCACGGTTGCACCGCCTTTCAGCGTCTGGAGACCATCCGGCCGCGGCCGGGGGCGTACTTGCTCTTGCTGGGCTTGCCGATGATCTGCTTGTACATAAGCCGTGCGCCGACGGCGGCCACCGCGGCGTCGATCTTCTTGGCCGACTCGCGGTGTTCCTTCATCAGCGATATGCCCCACTTGCTCGGCGCCCGCTTGGCGTTGACCACGTGTTGGCGCAACAGTCCGTTGCGGTCCTGAGTCAGCTTCTCGTCGTTGACTTCCGACACGAACTTCTCAGCCTCGGTGACAAACAGCTGAGTGTGGATTGGGTTGCGCATGTCCCAGATGATCGGATGTGCGTACGGGCCGGTTTTCACCGCGGGCAGGGCAGTCAGTGAGTTGCCGAACAGAACCCGCCAGTCCTCGATGTAGCTGTCCCAGTAGCGTTCCCCGGTCTCGTCATCCCGGGCGCCCGAGGGGTCGCACCAGAATGCGATGACCTTCCAGCACGATTTGGCCTCGCGGACCTTGTGGTCGACTGCATCGCGGTCCACCGTCCACACCGGATCACCATCCTTGGGGCGCTCCCGTGATGGCCGTGCCCAGATACCGATCGTGAACACGTGCCCGTCCGATATCCGGCAGCCCATGAGCGCGGTGGCGTCGTCGGATTTGGAGCAGTCCAGGAACATCGCGATACGCTCGCCGTCTGCAATAGTCCTGTCGCCCTTGCACGCATCCCATTTCTCGCGTTGCATCCAGTCGTCGGCGGCAGAGACAACCTGGTTGAACCACTTACGACGTGACTCGCTGGTCGGCGTTGACCTCTTGAGCGCCGAGGTCAGCACGGTCTCGGGATCGAGCCAGATCGAATCGCCGCGGACTGTCTCGATCACTTCCGGGATGGCCTCGGCGGTCAGTGGGGCATTCGGGGGCGCTTCCAGTGAGTCGTACAGGTGCCCGACCTTGACGAACTTCTTGCGGTCCTCGCCGTCGTCCTCGTCGAGGTCCGGGCGGTCCTGTGTGGCGTCCCAGTCCTCGCGCTCGCGCTGGCCCACCGAGTCATCACCTGGGCGGTAGGCGTTGCAGATGTCGAGCATCCGTCCCTGTGGCATCTTGGCGCGGTTACCGTCAGCGGCGCCGGCCAGTTCGTGGCCGTGGTTCGAGCTGTTCCAGTTCTGGGTCTCGTTGCGGATGATGGTGTCGGTCTGCTTGCCCTCGATTGCAAGGTAATTCGAGGTGACACCCTGAATCAGGCGGGATTGCCGCATACCCTGGCACGTCACCGCGCTCATGGTGATCCCGTAGTACTTCATGCACTCGTCGGACAGCAGACGGCGCACCATGCCCAAGGTGTTCTTGGTCTGGTCCTCGGTGACCGCAAGCACCTGAACCCACGCGTTCGGATTCTCGCGCCCGACCGGTTCATCGTCGGGGCCCCACTCGTCGAAGATGCACGGCGCGAAGGCCGACGGCAGGGCCACACCGCCAGCGGCGAGCGGGTCCTTACCGTGGCCCTTGAGCCGCTGCCACGTCTGCGTCATGTGCAGCACGCGGCCAACATCGCTCAGGGACCAGTACCAGAGCAGCATGCGCGACTGCTCCATGGTCCACTGCCACGGTTGGCCGGTGCCGTCCTTGAGCCAGTACCCGGTCCAGCCGAGCATTTCCCATCCGAGCGTGTGCTCGGGCAGGTTCCAGCCGCGCTGCTCGTTCCAGTCCCATGACGGGCCGATGCGAATCGGCTCGTAGCGGCCCCATTTCGGCGGTGCCGCACGCGGAACGTGGTGGCGGTACCACGCAACAACGTCGGAGTAGTCGTGCTTGCGGATCAGCGCCGGGGCGCCGACAGAGGCCATTAGCCGGTCGGCGCCTCGGGTGCGATCTGCCAACGCGAGTTGGCCGCGCCGCGCTGCTGCTCGCCGCGCACCTGGCCCTCGCCGCCAGCGTTCGCATTGGGATCGGCCGGCAGATCGGGCAACTTGAGCTTGGCGAGCATCTGAGTCAGCGTGGCGCGGTGCTGCCGGATCTCGGAGATCAGCGGGTTACTCACCTGCTGACCCATCGAACCGGCCACCATGAAGTTGCCGTCGCGCAGCTGCTTGCGCAGCTCACGGTTGATCTCGTCGATCAAGTCGGCTTGGTGGCAGGCGTCCTCAAGGACGCGCAGCTCGTCGGGGCGCAGGACGTAGTGCTTCGCGTGAATCGAGGTCCACAGTTCCTTGCCGCCCCTGCGTAGTCCGGTTGGTGCTTTCGGGATGTCGGGTGTTGTCATCTCGGTCTGCCTCCTTGTGCAGATCGATGCCCGCCGTCTTCGGTCGGGCAGAGAACGTGAAGCGCGTCAGTTCGCGCGGGCGATGGCGGCGTTCGCCCAGAACATCGCCTCTTCGAGCTTCGTGACGGCGAGTGCCTTCTCGCGGCCGGGCGGCAAGTCACGGTCGAGCTTGTGCGCCAGCTCCTTGCACGCCTCGCGGACACTCCCGTGTTCGGCGCGTTTCTCTTCGGTCGTGGCGGCGTGGAACGCGAACCGATGATCGATATCGGTGCTCGAATTGGGATTGTGGAACGTCATGGCGTACTCCTTCGCTATTTGCGGGCTCGAAAAAATCCAGAAAATCTCGCACGCAGGAGTGTGCGTGCTATAGCGTTCCGGCGCTGCTGTCGAGGTAGCGGGTCACCCCCCCTACCCCTGTGAGCAGCGGGTATGTCCTTACCGGTGGTAGCTACTGCTCAGTGCAGGGCCGGATGAGGCCGGGGTGTGGCTCGGGTGGACGGTGCTTGGGTCGGCTAGCTCGGGCTTGCGATCGCGCCTGGCTCGCGTCGCCCTTGCTCTTGGGTGCATGGCATGGCTCGCACAGCAACTGCGCGTTGCGCCAGTGGGTGACGCCTCCACGCCAGTGGGCCACGATGTGATCGCAGTACAGGAACACGCCCGTTCGTCCGCATCCGTCAGCCTCGGGCTTGCCGTCGCCTCGTGCTCCGCATCGGTGAGGCAGGCGTCGCAGCGCATCCGAGCGCATGCGCTGCTCTGCGGCACGCGATGGGCGCGGGGTGCGGCGGTCGGTCCAGACCATCGGGGTTCCCCCTATCGGCGTGAGCGCCAGGTGGCGTGTGCGGCCATGAGCGCGGTGGCCAGTGCTGGCACGTCCTGCATGGGCAGTAAGGCGGGGATGTTGACGATGGCCACCTCGTCACCACGGGGGCTGATCCGCACCTCTCCGTCGGACCATGGTTGCGCGGTGATGGGTACTCGGATGGATCGGCGGCCGGTGTCGGTGGTCTCGATGTCAGGTAGTCCGATCACCATGTAGCCCTTGGCCAGCAGGTTGGCGGGCATCACCGAGGCGATGAGGTCGGCCACGTGCTCCTGGGTGTGCACGACGTGTTCGGACTTCTCGGTGAACCGCTCAACCACGGTGGCGCTGAGCAGGTTGGGGATGTGCTCGATGACCTGCTGAATAGCCGTGCGGGCGTCCATTGGCCAGTTCTACGCCGAGGGTCTGACATCACCCCAGATACAACGAAACCCCAGCTAGGCCGGGGTATTTCGCGCAGCGTTTTCGACTGACAAATCGAAGTATACGCAGGTCAGAGCTGTTCAACCACACGCATGTGATCTGGGCGTGTCTACTCGTAGACCTGGCCGCGCTTGCCGACCTTCACGACCAGCACCAGCAGTTCACCATCGCTGACGGTGTAGAGAACACGGTAGTCACGGACACGGATGCGGTAGCCCTCGCGACCGGTGAGCTTGGTGCAGCCGTCAGGCCGGGGAGTGGTGGCGAGTGCCTTGATTGCGTCGATGATCTGGCCGTGGAGCTTGGCGTCACCGCGCCTGAGGAGCCGCAGTTCCTTGGCAGCCACAGTGCTGATCTCGACCTTGTGCATGGGAGTAACCTATCATGTTTAGTACAGTTTGTACAAACCTTACGGTTGACACAATTGGTACCAACTATGTAGTATTTCGGACATGACCACAGCCCATGAAGTGCCCGTAGCCGAGCTTCGCCTCTCCCTTGGCGACGCCGTGTCACGCACCGCATATACCGGCGAGCGCGTGGTCATCACCCGCCATGGAAAGCCTGCAGCCGCGCTGGTCTCCACCGAGGATCTGGCGCGTCTCGAAGCGCTCGAAATGACCGAGGATGTGGCCGACTTCGACAAGGCCATCGCCGAGGATGACGGCGGGCGCGTCAGCCTGGACGAGTACCTAGCTGAGGGCTGATCTGACCGAGCGGGGCCGACTAGCGGAGGTCACGGAAATCCGTGGTCAGGAGAGGGTAAGCGCCATCCGAGCGCGGTGTTGTGATGAACACTCCAAGCTCGCTTGAATCCATGGATTTCAGGATCTCGGCCACCTCGGTCTCCTGTACAGGCACCGGTCCCGCCGTCCCGTAGTCGATTACCAAGGTCATCCCAGGATGAAACCATGCCGACAGCTGGCCTGTGGGTTCGTCATACTCGTCCATCAGGTAGCCCTGGAAGGTGACGGGAAAGCCTTTCCCTTGCTGGAATCGCCGGATCGCCGCGATGTGCAGATGCGCAACGCTGCTCGCGGCACCCTCGGGGAGACCAATGATGTCAGAGGCGCCATCGCGGATGGTGATCATGATGGCGGAGCCTATGCAGGCCCCCGCACGGCGGAGGTGTATTCGGCGATTTCATCCGGTTTTTCGGCCGTTTTCGCTACTTTCAGCCGATCCTCGCGCACTCGCCTCACCGCTCGGAAGCTGAACACTCGCGGATCTCCGCGTTGGACGAAGCGCTCGACGAAGTTGCCTTTATGCATCCAGCCGATCGGCTCGATCAGGCCGTCCTTGATCCATGCGTAGAACTGGACGCGCGAGACCGGCTCGTCGATCTTGGTGAGCTTGTCCAGTAGTACGCGCTCAGTCATGGTGTCGCCGTCGCGCCAGGCGCGCAGCCGGTTGCGCTGTACGTCGATCTCCTGTTCGCACTTCGGGCATGTGACGTTGTGTGCATCGGTGCCCGCGTATAGGCACTTGCCGCACTCGATGGCCGCGCCGCTGCGCGAGTAGGCGATGACCGTTGGGCAGCGGCCGGCGAAATGACGGTCCGGCCGGTTGATCGCCGCGACGATCTCGTCGACGAGGTTGTGTAGCTCGTCAAAGCATCGGCGCGCGTCGATATCGAGGGCGATGGCGTTGACGTGTGCACCAAGCCAGCGCGCGCCGTCGGCCGCGTTGGCTTGGTAGTCGTCGGGTACGCGTCGCCAATCTACTTTCAGGGGTCCGACGAAACGGCGACTTACGACCTGGGGTGGCGTGAACTCGATGCCTCGCGTCTCGCACAGATCGCGTACCCACGTCGAGATCGTGTTGCGCGCCTTGTCGGCGAGTTTCATCGCGTCGGTATTGAGCGGGCTTCGGTGGCTCGATCCCTTTCCGACCTCGCCCGTGGACAGCCGATCGTGCCCCATTGTGGTTACCTCGAGCTGCCTTAGCAGCCAAGGCAATCCGTCGAGGGAGATCTCAAGTTCCTCGACGCACCCCGAGCACAGGAACATCTCCGACTTGCGTCCACACTTCCGGCAGTTGGTCAACGCATCAGCCCCTCTGTTAGTTCACAAACGGCTTGCGCGATGATGCGCTGATCGGGCGATCCGGGGAAGCACAGCCGTGGGGTGAATTGGCCTGGCAGCTTGCGCATCTCGTCTGTCCAGTCGATCGCGGCGAGGTCGACATCGTTGTAGGGCATGCTGAACCACGGTGCCGGGTCGAATGGGTCATCGGGCAACGCCAGCCATGGGTTCGGCCACTGGCGGAAGTAGTCCAGGAGCTCACGTGTCGCAAGCTTGGGCCACCCGTTCATGCCACCGGCTCGTAGGTCTGCGCGAAAATGTCCGGCTTGCATGGGTAGAACTCGCCGTTGACGCCGCGGATGATCCAGTCGTCGACGCTGCCGCGCATTGTGCCCTCAAGGGTGTCGATCGCGATGTGGGCGGCTTCGGCGGGGCAGCCCTGAACGGTGCCATCGTGGAGCGTGTTGTGAATCTCGTCGTGCGCCTCGTGGAATCGTGCCGTGCCGCCGAGGCTGAGCATCCAGTCGATGATGGGCGTTGCGCTCTCGGCGGTGCCGTCCCATTGCATGGCCTCGATTTCGACAGGCCGCTTGCGGAATCGCCGGGCGCTCATCGTGCCAACCGTTCGACCGCCAGCGCGAGCGCCTGGGCGATGTCGCCGTGGTCCAAGTTCGTGATGCCGGTGACGAGCTGTGCGCGCGAGGTGATCTCGTCGCCTGCCGTCTCGATGAGCTTTTCGAGGATCTGTTGCGGATGGGCGGTCATCATGTGCTCCTGTCGGTTGATTCCTGGGGCTGTGGTGGACGCTGGTGGGTTTTCGGGCGGTTGGTGACTATCCGGCCGCAGCCGAGGGGTTTTCGAGCGCTGCGCGGGCTCTGGCGGCTCCGGCCTTGGCGATCGATGAGCGGTCGACGTGATCGCAGACCCGGGTGCCGTCGTAGCCGTCGTCATCGCAGATCTCGCACAGCGCGATGGCGACGAGCTTGGCCTCCAGGGCGTCCTGCTGCTCGGCTTCACGTTGGGCGCGTTGCTGTTCGCGGATGCTCTCGCTTGCGTGTCGGGCTGCCTCGCAGCCTCGGCATGGCTCGCCCGTGTCGACGGGATGCTTCGGGCAATGAGCGGGTGGGGGGTCGTTGGGGTCTTGCGCGTCTACCAACGCAAGATCCCCACCCACGTGAGTACTTGTTGGTAATGGTGTTGGTAATGGTGATGGTATTGGTAGTCCGGAGTCCTGCTGGTGTCCCACCGGGACACCCGTTGGGACAGATACGTGACTGTCTCGGGACACTTGGCGTTCCTCCTGGTCAGAGGGCCTTGCCTTTCGGTTCCGCTGGTTTCGTTTCCGTTCCGCCTCCGCTGCACGGAAATCTGAAACTTGCTGCTTTGTCTTCTGCCACTTTGACCAATTCCGAAACTGGACACCGCTTTCCGCTGGTTCCCATAGCCCCGAGGTGATCAGAAGCTCCACGAGTTTGGGCGTGCCGCCGAACTCTTCGACCACCTCGGCGGGGATCAACCCGTCGGTGAGTTCCTTGGCCGACCATGAGCCGGTGAGCGTCCAGATTCCGATTGCAGCCGCCCTGTAGCGCCGCGGAATCCGCATGACGGGCTTGCTGTTGGCGAACCCGTCATCGACGTTGAACCAAGGCATTACGCCAGTACCTCCGTTTCGGTTGTCGTCTCGAATAGCGAATCCATCTGTGCCTCAAGAGCTGCCGTGCGCACCCGCTGGCGGGTCTGTGCGTGGTGCTCAAGGTCGTAGTGCAGGTGGCAGCCTTGGCACATCGCGCGCAGGTTCTCGTGGCGGCAGTCCTCGGGTGTGTGGTTGAGGTGTGCGACGGTCAGCACGACGCGGCTGCCGGTGCCGTAGGCGGGCTTTCCGTTGACGTTCGGGCAACGGTCGAGGTGCGTACCTCGACGGCACTCGCCCTCGCACTCACAGCGGCCCTTGGCGCGCTCGGTGCGGATACGGCGCGAGATCTCTGGCCAGTCCTTGGGGTAGCGGTCGCGGTTCTCGGGACGGATGGGCATCACGCACCCCTGCGATGTGTCTGGTGGCACTTCTCGCACCGTGGCCGACCGGGGCTGTGCGGCTCGGTCAGGCAGTCGACGCACAACCCGGCCCGGTACGCCGCTGAGCTCTCGGGCGTGCGGGTCATGACAGGCTTTCGACGCCGACGGTGACGAGATCCCGCGAGGATGGCGGGGTTACGGCGTTGCCCGCTTGGCGTGCTTGCTCGCGACGGTTGCCCTTGATCACGTAGTCGGCCGGGAAGTCCATGGCGCGTTTCTGCTCATGCGGTTCGAGCATGCGGAATCGGACGTCATCGACATTGATCGTGGGTCGCTCAGCGCTCAGTAGCGACTGGTGTCCCTCGGTGGTCAGGGTCCGCATCGGTTCGGAGGCGGGGGTGACCATCTGTGCGGGGTTGCCGCGTGGGGTGTTGTTCCGCATCAGCAGCCCGTGGCGTTCCACCGCGGTCACGGTCGATAGCGGTTCGTCGACCGACCTGGTGCCGCCCTTGCCGTTGTAGGTGGTGACCAGTGCGTGATGGTTGCCCGAGGCGGTCAGGGTGGCCAGCGGGTCGGCGATGGAGCGGGCGTCGCTGCCGCCTCCGCGTAGTTCGGCGATGAACGCTAGGGCGTCTGTCTCCCTGGTGGTTCGGGTGGAGAAGGGTTCGGTGGTCGGCGCCGCGTCCTCACGCCAGGTGCCGCCGCAGGGCACCAGTAGCCCGGTTTCACTGCGCGTGGTCATCGTCCTGACGGGTTCGGATACGGGGCGGGCTTCCTTGCCTTCGCGCCCTTCGACGGGCACCAGCAGCGGGAGCCAATAGCGGTCGATGCCGGCGTGCACGCGGGCCATCGTCTTCGGGGCTAGTGTCGCGCGTCATTAATTAGTTTACAGTGTGCGATGATGGTGTATGCCGTCATCTGCGTTGGTGATCAGTGATGAGGATCGTGCGACATTGCAGTCGTGGACACGGTCCTCGACGATGCCTGCCGGCCATGTTGAGCGGGCCCGGATCGTGTTGGCCGTGGGCGATGGTGCGGGCACGTCGGGAGCGGCCCGACTGGTGGGGGTGTCGCGGCCGACGGTGATCAAGTGGCGGGATCGGTTCGCCGCGTTAGGCATTGACGGTCTGGACGATGAACCCCGTAGTGGTCGACCTAAGACTGTCGATGACGCGGCGATCCTGGCGGCCACACTCGATCCGCCGCCGGATTCGTTGGCGGTGACGCACTGGTCGAGTCGTCTGCTGGGTAAGTACCTCGGCGTCGGGGATGCCACCGTGGCCCGGGCGTGGCGACGCTACGGGGTCAAACCGTGGCGCCGCCAGACGTTCAAGTTTTCCACCGACCCCGAACTGGAAGCCAAAGTTCGTGACGTCGTCGGGCTGTATCTGAACCCGCCCGAGAAAGCGATCGTTTTGTGCGTAGACGAAAAATCGCAGATTCAGGCACTGAACCGGACCCAACCGATCCTGCCGATGCGCCCGGGTCTGCCAGAGAAGGCCACACACGACTACCAGCGCAACGGCACCGCGACCCTGTTCGCGGCACTGGAGATCGCGACCGGGAAAGTGACCGACCGCTGCTATGAACGTCACGGCAAAGCCGAGTTCCTCGACTTCCTCAAGACCGTGGCCCGGGCGTATCCGAGGCGCCGGCTACATGTGGTGTGCGACAACTACCACACCCACAAGCATGCGGACATCAACGCGTGGCTAGCCAAGAATCCGCGTGTGACACTGCATTTCACCCCGACATCAGGTTCCTGGCTGAACATGGTCGAAGTGTTCTTCTCGATCATCACCCGCCAAGCGATCCGCCGGGGATCGTTCGACAGCGTCAAAGAACTCATCGCAGCCATCGGCGCATTCATCGACGGTTGGAACCAACGTTGCCACCCATTCGTGTGGACCAAGACCGCCGACGAAATCCTGCCCCACGCCCGTAAAACAAATTCAGACGCGCGACACTAGTGGCCCGAAGCTCACCTCGCCGGTCTTCTTGTCGACGAATTGCTTGATCGGCTTGTCGCCGAGACGCTCACCCAGGAGTGACCAGTCGATGATCTCGGCTGCGGCGCGGACCACGGGTTCGACGACTTGGTTGCGGCACGTGGTGTTCGGGCACCGGTACATGTACTGCTGGCGGTAGCGGCCAACGGTGTTGCCCGGCTTCTTGAACACCTGCATGGCGTTGACGGGCCCGCAATCGGGGCAGATGGTGCGCGGTCGCACGACGCGCTCCAGGTCGGGCGCCCGGTTGCCTCGCCGCCAGAACACCACGTACAGGCGGTCACGGGACTGCGGTGCCCCGAACCCGCCGAGTTGTGCGTGCATCGAGTTCAGCATCACGAGCCGGTGCTCGTAGCCGAGGCTGTCCATCGCGGTCAGCCACGCTTGGAACGGCGCCCATTTCGTCGCTTCGACGACGTTCTCGACGAACACCACTTCGTATTGGTGGTATTCGGAGAATCGGACAACGTCCCACATGGTCGCGCGGCTGCGCTCGGAGGCCTCGTCGGGCAGCGTCTCGCCGAACAGGTCCGGTTGGGCGTCGATCCGCTTGATTCCCTTGGCCTGTGAGTGATTGGTGCACTCCGGGGAGAACCATCCGAACGTGCTGTACGGGAAGTACTTCGGATGGATCTGCGACAGGTCCGCGCAAACATGGGCGGCGTCGGGGTGATTTTCGCTGTGTGTATCCACCGCCAGCTGCCAGTGGTTGGCCGCGGCCCGGATCGACACCCCCGGAACTTGGATTGCTCCGGTGCTGGAACCGCCAGCGCCGCAAAAGAAGTCCGTCATAGAAATATGCATGCTCACGTTCCGCTTGCCTCTCCGGTTCGTTGATGGGTGACGTTGGGCCACACGGCTTGCTGTGCGATCTGGCAGCCGTGGCAGTGGTCTCGAATGCGGTCGGTTCCGAATGGTCGTGCGCAGCGTGCGCAGATGAGCGTCACAACAGCTCCCTCGGAAGTGGGACAGAGACCGCGTCATGCAGCTCGGTCCACGTCTTGCCGAAGAGTAGAAACGAGAGCGTGTCGAGCACCGCATTGACAGTGAAATCAGCTGCCTGCGAGATCATCTGGACGTATTCGGCATAGGGGATGTTGTGTACTTGCCACCAGGCGACCGGTGGGCACTCGCCGAGGGGCTGCTCGTCGGCGTTCACGCGGCGGCCTTCGCTTTCTCGCGTTCCTCGCGGGCCAGCTCAATCAGGAGTTCTGAGCGGCCAAACCCGTTGCGGATCAGCATGTCGACCATTGAGTTGTAGGCGATGCCCATGCGGCGGGCGGCCTCGTGATCGGTTACGCCGATGAACTGGTACTCGGACCATCTGCGCGCGAATGGTTTCCCGGTTTCTGGTGGCAACTTGGGGTCCATCCACATCACGAGGTCGCGAGTGGCTGGGGAGCAGGTCCTCTGCTGGCCGCTAACGATCCGGCGCAACGTGGTGACCAGCTTTCCGGGGCTGCCGTTGGCGGCCGCGATGGCGTTGATGGTCCAGCCGATCGCCTGGAGCTTGAGCAGGTGCTCACGCACAGGGGCGGCGTCGATGTAGCGAGGCAGGGTTGGGGCGCTCACAGGGTGATATCCGCGTAGAAGTCGCGCAGCTTCACGAACGCCTCGGCTGTGGCCTCGGCGTCACCGAGCGCCGAATGTGGGCAACGGTTCTCGACGTTGAGCGCGGTGAGCACGTCTTGCAGGCCGGGCAGCTCGGACGGGTCGCGTCCGAGTGCCGGCGCCGCATAGGCAGCGAGATCTGCTTTCCGGTGGTGCCAGGTCGGTTTGGCGATCTCGCGTGTGACCAGTGCTGCGTCAAATGTCGGGTTCGACCCGGCGAAGGTGTTGTCGCGCAGCAAGCGTGCGAGCTTGGCCCACATGTTGTCGGTGTCGTCCGGATTGAGCATCTTGTGGAATACGCCACGTTCGAAGTAGCGGTTTATCGCGAAGGCCTGTGGCTCGACATCGACCTTGGTCAGATCGACGTAGGGCACGAATTCGAGTACTTCGCCGGTATCGACGTTGATGGCCGCAACCTCGATCGGCGCGCACTGCGGACCGAGGCCGGTGGTTTCCAGATCTACGACGATGAGGTTGCGGGACATCGGTGTCTCCTCTACTTGGTTAGTGGGGCTACTTGCCCAGGTTGGAGGCGTAGACGGGCACGCCGAGTTCGTCGGCGAGCTCGCTGGTTTTCTGTGTCCAGGCGTCGCGCACGAGGTGCTCGTATGGCTGTGGGAACAACCCGAGGCCTAGTTGTCCTTGGCTGACGCGCAGGTACAGCCAGCAGGTGACCTCGATGAGCGGGTAGTCCTCGAATGGGCGCGCTGCCAGGGTGATCTCGCGCGGCACTTCCAGTGGCTTTGTCGCGGTGCCTGCCGAGGCTTTGACTTCCTCGCTGTAGGTGAGGTGCTGGCTTCCGGTGTCGCGCTTGATCTGAGACTCGAATGAGCCCTTGCTCGATGACCTGATGCTGTCGACGATCTCGACAATCTCGGCGGCCGGGTGGCTGGTGATCAGGTGTCCGGCTTGCTGGATCAGCTCGCCGAACTTCTCCTGACCGTGGTACTCGCCGTCAGCGGCGGCGAATAGAGTGGCCCAGTCGGGGTCGGCGACGAACTGCAGGGTGAGTAGGTCGCCGCGGCGGGTGTAGTCGGCGGTGGCGTCGCCGGGCAGTTCGTTGTAGATGACTGAGACCTGGCCGCGTTGGCGGTTACCCCAGACGGTCGAGACGCCTTCCAGTAGTGGCCGGCGGTTGACCTCGGCCAGGAATGAGGCGGTGTCGGTGACGATGCGCGGGGCGACAGAGCGCGGCGGGAACGCCCAGGGGGCTTTCTCGCGCACGTCAACAACTTCGGTTTGCAGGCCGCTATCGCTGTTGGCGCTGACAAGGTAGACGGGACTATCCAGGTCGGGGTCATTGATGGGCTCGACGGTGTGATCGGGAAATGCAATTACGCTGTCGGACATGGGTATTACTCCTTAGAAGGGTGTTGATGTTTGGGGTCGGGCTACTTGTTGCTGTAGAACAGGCCGGCGTTGTCGCGGGACAGGTGGCCGTCGCCGTCGTCGAACCAGATGGACTTCACAGATTCCTCGACTGGCTTGCCGTCGACATCGATTTCGATTCCGACGGCGCCGGATTCGAGCGCGGTCACGGTCGCCTTGATCGTGATGGTTCCGCCCTTCTTGCCGGTCACGTGCGCGGCCTCGACGCACTGGGCCAAGAGCTTGGAGGCCTTGAGCTGGGCGCGGCCCTTGTCGTGGGCAGTGAGCACGACAATGAAGTCGGTGATCTCGCCGGGGCCAACTTCAGTGCTCGCCTTTGCTTCGCTGGTTTCGTTGTCGGACATGGTTATTCATTCCCTTCTGTGGTGGTGGGTTGTGCTGCTGATTGGTTGAGAACGTCGGTGACTACTTCGGCCTCGGCCTCGGATAGGTCGTTGATGTCGGTGATTTCGCGGCCGACAAGTGAGGTGACGTGCGCGAGAGTCTTGCCGGTTGCCTCGGCGCCGCGCAGGGAGTAGCCCGCGTTGCCGAGCAGTCCGCGAATGGTGCCGATGGCCTTCTTGGTGGCCCGGAACTCGCCGCGTGAGTTGTACTCGCCGGGTGCTTCAGCTGGTGCCGGTTCGTCCGGTTCCGGTTCCGGCGCTGGTTCTGCCTTCGGCGTCTCGACGGCCTTGGCCTTGATCTCCTCGGCGCTCACCCCGGCGACCGGTGGGAACATCTCGGCCTTGTCGAAGCCGTCCCGGGTGATCGACGTGTACGTGATACCCATCTGCGCGACATCGCCCGCGTCCCAGGCGCCGCGCTTCTTGCCGAGTTTGGTTTCCATCTGCGCCTCGGTGATGTTGATGGCGCGGAAGGCGGCGATCATCTTGTCGATGCGTGCTGGGAGAGGCTCGCCCTCGCCGTTCTCCAGGGTGGCCCTGCAGATGTCTTGAGCCAGTTCGGTGAACCACTTGGGCAAGATCGCCGAGATGCATTCACGGACCGCGCGAGCACCTGCATTGCTGTTGTTGTTCGTGATGTCGCCCAGGTCGGTCAATTCTTCGCGGCGCCCTTTGGCCATGCGGGCGTGCGGGACGATGAACGTGCGGTTTGACCGGGTGTTGGTCTGCACATCCCAGGCCCAGGATTGGATCTCCGATTCGCCCTTGGCGTCGTTGCGCGCCAGCTCGTTAACGCCGTACTGGCTGTTGCCCCAGATACGTGCGAGCTCGCGCAGCAGGTGCACAGATGGGCCGGTACCGCGGTTCGGGACGCGATAGAACGCCTGCTTGGCCATGGCCATGCGGCCGCATGCATCGCGCATCTCAGCCTCGGCGCGCTGTATGTCTCGCGGGATCTGCTGGGCCACAATGACGGCCGACTGAACCTCGGCGACGGCGCGGGACTGCTCGACCGATGTGGCCTGGCTGACGGCCGTACGCGGTGCGGCGCCAACCGGCTGGTACGGGGTGACGGTCATTGATCAAGGTCTCCTTCTTGCTGGTAGCGGGCGTAACTGGGGAGCGAAACCGAATGCACGCGATGGCCGTAGTCGGGCCACTGGTCGGCGGCGACGCATTGGGCGTAGAGGTTGATGGCTTTGCGGTTGCGGCGTCGGCCGAGTTCGATGTCCTCGGGGTCGAGCTCAATCACGGTTACCGGGTAGGGCGCCGTCTTGGATTGCACGACGAACAGGAACGCGGCGTCATCGGCGATCTCGCACGCGGCCAGCCCATCGAGGTACCACGGGACCTGTTGGTGATACCCGTACTCGGCTGCAGCCTTGGCGAAATGACCGGGGTGAGCGCTGGTGCTGGTCTTGTAATCGACCACGATCAGTCGGCCACGCCCCGGGTTGGGCAGCCAGTCGGGCCGGAACCGCAAACGGATACCGGTCTCGGGGTCGTGCCAATACCCGGACAGCTCCGGTGTCCCATCGGATAGCAGCGGCCCGGCCAGCGGGTGCTCGCGAACCTTGGCCGCCATCGCCTTGGCCTTGGCGACCTCGGCGATATGCATGGGGATCTGGCCGAGCTTGCGGGCTTCCTCGGCCGCCTGCTGCCACATCGCCGTAGACGTGGGTGACTTGGAGGGGGTGCCGTCCTTGTTCAGCCCGTGCACGGCCGGATCCAGCTCGAAAATCTCGGCACCTTCACCCAGTACGAACTTGTGGGCCACATGCCCGAAGTCGTATTGCGGCTTAGGTTCTGGTGGCTGCTGGCGCTGGTGGTGAAAGATCTCCGGCGAGGACGGCGCCAACAGTGCACGGGCGCCCGACGACGACAGGCTGGTGCGGTCGCCGTGGTAGACCTCATCGGGAATGCCGCTGTATACACCGTCAGCGGTAGGGATTTCGATCACACTGCCGATCTCCTGGAGAGTGTTCACGCCTGCCCCCCTTGCGATTTGCGCCATGTCTCGATCTCGTCGACGAAGTTCCGCACTGGCGTGTTGAGGTCGAAGAACGGAGAGCAGAGCCGCGCGTTGATGGCTGCCAGGTACTCGATGCCGATTCCGGATGTGCGTTGCCGCAGGAATTCGAGATACTGCTCGGCATTGGACTGGTCCAGCCAGAACGCCGGGGAGTCACCGAGCTTGTACAGCTCGCCGTCTGGCTGCCGGATGGCGTACTGGATCTCGTAACCCTCGGGAATATGAACGCTCACTCGCCGGGCTCCATATCCTCGACGACGGGGTGGATCACCCGTGACGGGTCCAGTGTGAGTGCCAATTCCGCTGTGATAGGAGAGAACTCGGCGTCATCGACCGTGATTGCGACCTTGACCGCAATCTGGTCGCGAGCCAGCTTGGCGGGACGGTTCTGCCGATAGCCGGCGATCTTCGCGCCGTCGATCTTCTTAAGTCCGTCCGCGCCGTATATCCAACCGCGTTGGGCCTCAAGGATCAGGTAGCCGATGGCCTTGTGGGTCGTCATCAGCCCGCCTCCGATGCGCGAATTGCAGCACTGGACTCGTCGCGGCTGTCACGGTCGGTGAAGAAGTCCGACAGGGCACGTTCGAGTCCGTCAGAGTCGGGCCGCAAGTCGATCCCGGCAGCCGAGGCGGTCTCCTTGAGTGCGTCCATTGCGGCGGTCACCTGGTCGATGACCTTGTTGAGCTGTAGGACATTTGGCGTCGCCCCGAAGGTGGTCATGCCGCGACTCCCGCCCCGCCGAGGTGGCCCGGTTCGTCAGAGAGCACATTGCCGTCGTTGACGGGGTACGTCTCATTCGACTGCACCGACTGGCCGACTGCATATCCGCCGTAGCAGGTGATGTAGTAGCGGCCCGAGCAGGTCAACGGAACGTAATGTGCTGGCGTCCATACGATTCGCTCGCGCATCCACTCGCCGTTGGCGCGCTTCGGGGTGTCGCAGACGGTGCGGCGCTGGCTGCCGAGGAACCCCCACCGCACCGTGTCGCAGCGGCTGCCAGGGTCGGCGTGCGAGTTGGGTGATGCCAGCAGCATCGCGGCGAGCACGGCGATGGCGGCCAGGGCGGCGGTGATCTTGTCGTAGCAGGTCAGCCGGGATCGACGGCGCCTGTTCGGCCTCGTCGGGATATGTTGGGTCATGCCAAGTCCTCTCAGTGGGATTGGTTATCGGGATGGCCCCGGCTGTTTCTGTTTGGCGACGTGGCAGCCGGGGCCGTTCTATTCAGTTGTGGTAGTGCGTATTTCGCTATGCGAGCATGGGCATCTGAGCAGAGCCCCCGAGCCTGTTATGCAGCTCTGCCAGGCCCTTGGCGGTGATGCGGATGGTGGGGGCGGGCAGCTTCATTTCGCCGGTCGGCTCATGCAGATATGGGGAGCCGAGTTTCTCGACCAGGCGGCCGGTGTCAACCTGCGTCTGGTACGCCTTCCATCGACTGGTGCCCTTATCGCGGAAGATCCAGCCCTCGGCGGCCATGAATGAGAACAGCCGGCCGCGCCCGAGGTTGATCGCGGGATCGCGGGACAACACCTTGGCGGCATCGTCGACGGCGTAGTCACCCGCAGAGTCGGCCATGTGCGACCAGGCCGAGGCGGGGATCGCCAGCTCCTTGGCTCGAGACTCGGCCTCAAGTCGGGCTTGAGCCTCTGCGTCGGCGCGTTCCTCGGCCTCGACGACCCATTGCGCTAGTTCCTTCTTGGAAGGGAGCTCGCGCGGGTGGGCGGGGAAGTGGCTGTACGTACCCGTCTGGCGGATGGCGGGTAACACCGTGCCGAACACCCACGTCTGGAACCGCTCGACTCGATCGCGGATGTCAGGGTCGGCGATGCGCGCCGCCTGACGCTGACCGAGGGCGCGATAGAACCCCGCCTCCGTGAGGTAGCCGACGAGCTGCTCGCCGCCAGGGGTACACGCTGTCGTGTACCCCTTCTCGCCCTCGGGGATGGACTCGGAGAGTCGGAAGGCATCGCGGAATCCCAGGGCGCGTGCGATCTGTGGCGCGGGCACGTGGAACCCATCGACCTCATCAGGTCGGATGGTCAGGGTGGTGGTGTCGTCGAAGCGGAACGCCTGTACGTCGCTCACGAGGTCGCCCCCGATTTGGCGGTGGGGTGGCCCGGCCCGTCGGGATCACCGAGGGCCGGGCCGTCTCCTACGCTCAGGCTGTCAACACCATCGAGAGAAGGAGAGTTCTTATGGGGCAACTGATCTACGCGGGGTCGAGTTACGACATTTACGGCGACGGCTTTGTGTTGCTTGACGTATTGACTCGAAATGCGTTCGAGGAGGGTAAGTCGTTCACGGTGGTCCTTCGGGGTGTCACTGAACACGGTGAAACCGTGGCGCGGTCCCTGTGGCTCTCCCCGCATATCCCGGTGCAGTTCCTCTACCAGGATTACGAGACGCTCCAAATACCCCGCGACACGTTCGCCGAGCTGTATGACTCCGTCATCGAGAGCGGCATCTACTTTCTTGGCGACGGCCCGCTGCCGTACGAGTTCACCGGCGAGCATTCCAGCAGCGACGGCGACTAA